TAAAAGTAAAGGTATAAAAGTAGATTTAAAACAAGGAGACATGCTAGTCTATAGAGGCTGTGAGTTGGAACATTGGCGAGAGAAGTTTAAAGGCAAAGAGTGTACACAAGTATTTTTACATTACAATAACCGTAAGACACCAGGAGCAAAAGATAATATGTTTGACAATCGTAAACATTTAGGTCTTCCTAATTGGTTTAAAAGATGATATAATTCTTAAATGGGGGTTGTGTCTTCACCACATACCACACAGCTCCCTTTTAAGGATTATATATGTTACAAAAAATAGGGTTTCAACCAGGTATAAATAAACAAATTTCTGAGACTGGCGCTGAAGGTCAGTGGACAGGATGCGATAATGCTAGATTTCGTTATGGTATTCCTGAAAAAATTGGAGGTTGGAATCAATTAGGCACTCTAAACGAAAACGAATTAACTGGAGCTGGAAGAGGTCTTCATCATTTTATTAATAGTTTATCTAGAAAATATGCAATTATTGGAACAAACAGAATTTTATATGCATATTCTGGTGGTGTATTTTATGACATCCATCCTATTCAATCTACTACAACACTTACTAGTGCATTTAGCACAACTAATGGATCACCTACTGTCACAATAACTTATGCTAGTGCTCATGGTTTAGTTCCTGGAGATATACTTTTAATGAGTGGTTTTTCAACAATTACAAATTCTAATTACGGATCATCTGATTTTGACGATAAAAAATTTATGGTTACTACTGTACCTACTAATACAACAATAACTATTACAATGGGATCAAACGAATCTGGATCCGGTGCAACCACTTCAGGAGGAATTACTATTAAAAAATACTATACAGTAGGTCCAGCTGTACAAGCAAAAGGATTTGGTTATGGATTAGGTTCATGGGGTGGAGAAGATGGCTCAGCTGTAACTACTACTTTAGATGGTGGAATAAACTCTTCTACAACAACTATTGTATTAACTGACGCTTCTCAATTTCCAGACTCAGGAACAAATTTTATATTAATAGGAACAGAAGAGATTTCTTATACCGGAATATCAACTAATACTTTAACAGGAGTTACTAGAGGAGTTAGAAACACTTCAGCAGCCACTCATTCTGATAATGCTACAATTACTAACACTAGTGACTATGTTGCATGGGGTGAAGCAGCTTCTGGAGATTTAGTTTTAGAACCTGGTATGTGGTCACTGGATAATTTTGGAGATAAGGCTATTTGTTTAATTCACGATGGAGCATGTTTTGAATGGGATTCAAGTGCATCAAATGCTACAGCAACTCGTGCAACTATTATATCTGGTGCACCAACTGCATCACGTCATATGCTAGTATCTACACCGGATCGTCACTTAGTATTTTTTGGAACAGAAACAACTATTGGAACAACGTCATCACAAGATGATATGTTTATTAGATTCTCTGATCAAGAAGATATAAATACATACACACCTACAGCAACCAATACAGCTGGTACACAAAGACTAGCTGACGGATCACAGATCATGGGAGCAATCAGAGGTAGAGATGCAATTTATATTTGGACTGACACAGCATTATTCACACAACGTTTTGTCGGTCAGCCGTTTACATTTGCGTTTGCACAAGTTGGTACTAACTGCGGTTTGGTTGGACAGAATGCATGTGTAGAAGTAGATGGTGCTGCTTATTGGATGTCAGAAAATGGTTTCTTTAGATACGCAGGTAAATTAGAATCATTACCTTGTTTGGTAGAGGATTTTGTTTACGACAATATAAACTTAGATTCTGGTAATCAAATGGTATCAGCAGGATTAAATAATTTGTTTGGTGAAGTCATTTGGTTTTATCCAACAACGGGATCTTCTGTAGTTAATAAACAAGTTACATATAACTATTTTGATTCTTCACCACAAAGACCTGTATGGTCAGTTGGTAGTTTAGCAAGAACAATGTGGAGAGATTCTGCAGTATTTGGTTTACCACATGCACTAGCTTATGATGCTGATACAGATACATCATTTGATGTTGTAGGAAACACTGAAGGCAGAACAAGTTACTATGAACACGAAACAGGGACAGATCAAAATAGAAATGGAACTATAACTGCTATTACAGCTAACATAGAATCTGGAGATTTTGATATAACTCAACAAAGAACATCAACAGGACAACAAACAGGTGTTTCCTCATTTAGAGGAGATGGTGAGTTCTTAATGAAAATAAGAAGATTTGTACCTGACTTTATAGCACAAACAGGAACAACTAGAATTACATTACAATTAAAAAATTACCCTAACAGCACACAATCTAGTTCACCACTTGGACCATTTGATATTACATCTTCTACAACCAAAATAGATACTCGTGCAAGAGCAAGAGCTATTTCTTTAAAAGTAGAAAACACAGGAACTTCTCAAAGTTGGAGATTAGGTACTTTTAGATTAGACACTCAACCAGACGGTAGAAGATAATGGCAAAGATAGCTCAAGTAATAACTAGACCTTCTCAACAATATGACTATACAATAGCTGAGTCACAAACTAGAGATTTAGATGCTATTGTAGAAAAACTAAACTCAACGTTTCAAGAAGAATTAAAAGACGAAATAGAAGCGTTTAACTTTTTTATAAACTAATGGCTAATCAATTTAAATTTGTAGGAATAGATAATAGCACTAGTGGAAGTGCCCTAAGTCCATTTGGAACAGGAAATCCTTTGGTTAGTGAAACATATGTTATCAAATCTATTTTAGTTACATCTGCAGGCACACCAACTGTTACTATTACAAACAACAGTATTACAGCTATAAAATCTGCGGCTTTAACTGCTAACGTGACAACAGAATTACTAACTCAGCCTTTAGTGGTAGAAGGAGGGGATAGCTTTACAGTTTTAGCTAGTACTACAGACTCATTTGACGTAGCAATTAGCTATTTAAATATTAAGAAGGAGATAACAACATAATGGAAAATATACCAACAATAACACCAGATAAAATTATAGAAAAGATAACAAACAAAAAGACAGGCGAAGAGTATCAGAATGACAATGAGTGGAAGTCTAAAGGTATATCACCAGATGATATACAAAAAGATGTAACTCTAATGATGCCTAGCCTTGATTTATTTGGAAAAACAAAATAGAATAGTAAGATGGCCATAACTAACGCACAACAATATAAACAATTATTAGCAAACGGTGGACGTATCGGACTTCAAGGTGGAGGTAAAGACTACATGCCTGGTTCAAGGACCAAGTCTCCTGATAGAACTAAAATAACTCCAACACAAACTCGTAATACACAAAAAGCTACAGGAATGGGAGATTCTCCTCGAAATCAAATACCTATTGAATTAAGCACAAGAGAAAAAGAAGATCCTTTAAATAAACTGTATAACGAAGGAGTATCAAAAAGAACTGAACCTGGTATTATAAACTTAGGTTTAAATCTTTTAAATAATTCAAATAGAAGAAAAGCAAACATAGATTTTTTTAAACAAAATTTTGATGGTCCACTTACTTTAGAAAATTATAGACAATTTATGAATGAAAGATTAACAGATCCTGTAAGCGATGAAGATGATAATCAATTACTATTAGCACAAGCATTAGAACCTATTTCTGAAACAGTGTTACCTGAAGAAGATCCAAATTTAATATCAAGAAGATTTGCAGCAAACGGTGGTATAATGATGGCATCGGCACCAAGTATAGAAGATTCAAGAAATGAAATGATGGAAATGCTTGCAAGAGATAATTTTGGTAAAGATCTAAAAGATTTAACTGATGAAGAAATAATTGAAATAGAAGAAATAATGTTTGAAATGGATCCATATGGAAGTAAACCAATGGCTAGACCAAGAGTCATGGCAGGTGGTATTGAAATGGATGCTAATAATGAAATTATGGAAAGAATTATAGATGATCTAATGGAAGCAAATCCAAGTTTGTCTATGGAAGAAGCTATCGAAGAAGCAAAAAAAATATTTAATGAAATGGCTAGTAGACAAATGCCACGACCAAGAGTCATGGCCCAAGAAGGTGGAATCATGCCTAGACTAAATCAATTAGGTGGTGGTGTATCTTCTGCAGAACAAATGTTACAAGAAATAAATCAAAGATTAGAATCAGCTGAATCTAGTTTAGGTTCAAGTGGTGTTGGACAACCTAAACAATTACCATCAATAGTAGATGATAACAGATTTAGAGGAGGTGATCAAGTCGAACGTCTTACACCACTTAATCAACTTTCACAATTTTCATCAGGTGTAGATACATTAAATGTTACCCCACCTCAAACACCAGTTGCAATGCAACAACCAATGAGCGGAATACCAGCTTTAGGTTACGCAGAAGGTGGTATCATAGGTGGTTTAGCTGATGGACAACTAGATGATATGGGTAGACAGATGTATGGTCTAGGTAAACTTGTTAAGAAAATTACAGGCGGTATTAAAAAAATTGCAAAGTCACCGATAGGTAAAGCTGCATTATTAGGAGTGGCTGGCTTTGGTATACCTGGAACTAGCTTTGGTGGTTTGTTAGGTAGAGCAAGTTTTGGTGGAGCTGCACAAGGTTTATTTGGTACTTTTGGACCAACATCAGCTCTTCAAAAATTAGGTATTATGAAATCAGTAGGGGATGCTAATATAGCTGCAACAAGAACAGGACCTCTTGCTAAACTTTTTAGTAGCCCTCTTGGAATGCTAGGTGCAGCATCAACAGTAGCAGGATTATTAACACCAGCACAAGAAGAACAAGCAAAAAGAATAGCAGATAAAACTGGTATAGACATACAAGAAATAAGAAATAATCCTGAAAAATACTTAGCAGCAAATTTTGCTGAAGGTGGGGACGT